GTTCTGGCCCCTCTCGGTCGGCGTCTTGCCGCCCCAGATGCCATGTGGGATCTCTTCTTTGATGGCGTATGCCAAGCATTCCTTTCTTTCGATACAACCGCCGCAGATTCTGCGAAGGTTTGGGAGGCGCTCTGCCTCTTCTGCTTTCCCTTCCGGGAAGAAATAATCGGGATCTCCAATTTCGGCACATGCCGCGCTCTCGAAGAGCTGCACAAATGGAAGGTGCTCAAGTGATCTAATCATGGCGCTGCACCCACTGCTCTAAATTTTCAACAACCCAGGCCTTTTCAATCCCTGCGTTGCGCCTCTTAATTATGACGTATGCCGGTGGAGTTTGCTCTAGCCCTCTGGCCTTTGCATAGTTGGCAGCTTCTGTCGTTGCTTCATCCCAGAACGCCGGGAGTGAGATGTTCTTTCGGTTCTTCAATTCTAGAATGTAAGTCTTGCCTGCAACGATCGCGACGATGTCGCCTTCGTCTTTGCTTCCGGCTTTGGTCAATCGTTCAGCGATCGCGCCAACGGAACGCAGCCATCTCATGACGTCTGTTTCGAAGAGTGCGCCTTTGCGTCCGTTTGGATTTGCCATTTACTTTACGAGTTCCAATCGTCGAGCTGTTGGTTGTCTCATCGCTCTGACTGTGATCAGGATTTGTTCTGCCAATGTCAGCGCTTCGTCCTGGCTCATGTTTGCAATGAGTAAAACTGTCGCATCTAGTTTGTCGCGATGCCTGGAATATTTATCGAAGCCTTCTTCGGTTTTCAGATTTTCAATGTTTCCGTAATCGGCCAAGTCTGCGATGTAGTCCGGGTGTACTTCTTTGCCGGTTTCTTCTATCAAATCTAGAACCGCATCTCGTTCTTCAAGATAAATCGCAAGGCGTCCTTCGTTGCCATGTACTGAAAATAAAGGCTCGCGATATGTCATCTACGGATCGCCTTTGCTGTTCTCTGTTGTTTGCTTTCGTATTGCATCGCTTCTCGAATTTGTTCTTCGAGTGGATCGTTCTGAAATCTCAATAATAATGCGGTGATGATTCCTGCTGCTGCGATCCCTGCTCCGATGATGAGCTGTAGCTCCATCTGGTTCCCCCCTGGTCTTGTGGCGCTGTGCCTTGTTGTTGCCAATTGTGGGGCCTGGCCCCGGATTCTGGGATCCGCCACGCCGTTTACTATGGATCTCTCGGTTTGCGCTCGGGGGCAAAACATCCCAAAGGATGCTCGAGGATCTTTACTATGGATCTGCCGGTTCACGCTCGGGGGCAAAACATCCCAAAGGATGCTCGAGGATCTTTACCCTGGATTTCTCGGTTTGCGCCTGGGGCTGTGGATAAAACTCACAGGATTCAGGCGCGTCTTTGTCTGGTCATTTGTCTTGACGTATGGCAAGATTCTCTTATCGGCAAAGAGCGAATGTCTCAGCCGGTAGGGGGAATAAAATGTCAGTTCTTACTTTAGAAGATTTGATCGTTGAAGCTGCTACTGATCTTGCGATCTCTGGCGAGTGCGATGTTCCGGTTGAGAACATTTACGGCGGTTGCGATGTGTTTCCTGCTGGTTCCACAATTGGAAACGTTGCAGGTGCTCTTCATACTGGAGTTCGTTTTGCGATCGAAGATAACGTTCTTCATGTGTTCAAGTTTGAACGTTACGGTGTTGCTTCTGTCGCTTCTTTTAAGGGCGAGATGGTTTCATCTTCTGTTCTCGTTGCGATTGCGAAGGAGTGGCTCTAATGTCGAAGCGTCTATGGGTTTCTGATAATGGCGATGTCCTCTGCGAAGAGCACACAGGTATGTATCTTCGTTGCGCGATTGAAGCAAAGCCGAAGGCGATCAAGCATCGCACTCCGCTTGGCAATTGGTCGCTCTATTTCACGCATCTTCTGGGTGGCGAGAATCTGGTTTGTGAGACTTGCGTTCCCTGGAATTCTCCTGATCATCCTTCTAATAAAATGAAGGCAGGTGCATAATGACTTTGAACGATCTCATTGAGCAGTTGCAGGATCTTGTTGAAGAATTTCCGGAATTAGCCGAGGCGGATGTCATGGTTGCCACTCAGCCTTCCTATCCGCTATCTGCCGTTATTGATTGCATCTCTTTGGTTGATTCCGAAGATGAGGACGAGGACGAAGATATTTCTGGGGGCTTGCCTACGGTTTGGATTGCGACTTCTGAAGTTGGTTCTTCTTCTTCGGTTTCTCCTTATGCTCCTTCCGCTGCATGGGAAGGTCGCTGATCATGAAAATCTCCAACACGAAGGTTGCTGGTCTGCCTGATTGTGATGCCTGCGATGGTCGCTGGCAGGCGCTCTACAAGCGTCAATATCAACATCCAAATGGCGAGCGCTACTGGATGAATATGTGTGTCTTCTGTCTTCCTAAACATTCCGAATTTGAGGTGAAATAAATGGGTGCAATGAAAGCAATTTATACGGATGTCTGCGATGCGATGTATACGGCTTCGCATAATCTCTTAGAAGCTGTTGAGTCTGGCGATGCCGATCTCATGGAGGCGGTACTGGTGAATACTCTGGCTTGTCTTCCTTCCTATCTTGAAGCGCTAAGGAGCACAAAGTGAAAATGGATCCGAAGTTTGTGCGTCGTCGCCGCGCAGTGGCGATCGTGATTGGCCTGCTGCTAGCCAGCCTGTTCACGTATGCCACTCGCGATGTCTGCTGGACTGGCTCTGGTTACGGATCCTGTTCCGCCATGATCGACGAGGTGATCTCCGATGGCCGCTAAGAAGATGCGTTCTGTCCGGGTGTCCGATTCCCTGTGGGCTGCCGTTAAAGCTAAGGCCGCCGCCGATGAGAAATCGGTCAGCGAAGTCATCGTGGATGCTCTGAAAGCCTACGTGCGATGAGCTGGTGGCATCTAATCTCTGCGCCTTTGGCTGGCATTCTTGCTCTGGCTTATGGTCGTCGGATCTGGTTCTGGTTTGCTTTCGGTCTATTCTTTGGATTCTGGTCTTTATTGATCGTGCTTCTGCCCAGAAAGGAGTTACGCGTTCCTAGTCTTCCCGATTGGTTCCTTGTCTATTGGGGCAATCGGGTCATTGCAAAGGAGATGCGATCTATCCGGGATCCATCCGATCTCCTTTAGCGAGAAATGCCCCCCACCGCCTGTTTATTGGCTGTGGGGGGTATTTTCATGCTTTGAGTGCTGTGGCGATTCCTTCTTCGAGGCTAATCTTCGGTTCGTAAATCTGCAGCATCTTCGTGGGGTCGCCTACTCTGTATTCGACTCCGCTTGGTTTGAGTGGGTGCTTCTTGATTGGGGCCAGGTATCCCTGCGCCAACATGATCATCTCTGCGAGCTGAATGAACGAAGTCGGTCGCCCGGTGCAAAGGTTCAAAGTTTGGATGTCGTTTGTAATCGCTTCGAAGGTAGCTGCAACTACATCGTTGATGTGGATAAAGTCTCGCACTTGCTCGCCGGTTCCCCATACTTCGAACGGATCCAGTTTGGCTTTGCCGCGTGCGATCAACGATGGGAATGGGTAATCGAGCGCCTGGTCACTGCCGTAGCCGCTAAATGGGCGCAGGATGTTGACCTTGATTCCTTCTGCTCTGGCGTATCTGGCCAAAGTTTCGCCGGTCAATTTTGCCCATCCGTAGCTGAAGTCTGGAGTTCGAATGTGGTCAAGATTGATGTCGCCTTCTCGAAGTCGTTGCTGGTAGGCGGCTCTTTGTAGGTAGATTGGGTACGCCGCCGAGCTGCTGTAATAAACGAGATGCTTTGGCTTGGTTCTTACCGCCCACTGAAACATGTCGCTGTCGATCGCGAGGTCGCTGGCAACGGCCAAAGGGTTCCCTTCAATCGTGGCGCGGCCGCCGACGATCGCGGCGAGGTGGATAACGACGTCGTATCTGGTGTCGTCCTTCTTGAAGAAATCCCTGCAATCGATGCCGTTTGCGATGTCGATGCCGGTGATCTCATGGCCTTTGTCGTCGAGTGCTCTGTGGAAGGCGCGGCCGACGAAGCCGGCGTCTCCTGTTATAAGAATCTTCATACGAGCCATTCTGCCAGGTATTTGTCGCTTCCTGATTCGGCCTTTGCCATCGCCTGGTCAATGCTGAAGACGAAGCGGTCGTCTGCTTCTAAAGCCGCCCCGATATGGTGCAGGGTTGCCTTCTTGCCGATCGGGAATGGGCGGCGCTTGCTCTGGCCTTCTGTGGGGGTTTCGTAGCTCTCATCGTGGATCAGGGCGCTGTCCTTGATCAACGGCCAAATGTAGGCCGCTAGCCAGTCCTGATCGGCAGTGTAATAATCCCGGGCTTCTTCTGTTTCGTGCAAATCTGCCGGGATTGCCTTCGTGCGAGCTGCGAACATGCCGGCGCTGATCTGGTAATTGTGGCCTGTGGGGTGGTCTTTCATAATGTGGAAATCAAGGCCGCTTGCTACAAACTCTTCGTGTGCGATCCGTTCCCGGTGCGTCAGTCTGGCATCCGCATCGCGGCTGAGAACGACGTCGAAGTCCTGGTCTGCCAAAGCCTGAAATCTCCAGAGTTTTGCTGTGTGGTCTTCTGGCTCATCCCACTGCTCTACGAGCTGCACGTGGGGAAAGAGGCGCAGGGTTTGCTTGATGGATTCTGGAACGCTATCCCCGGTGTAAAAGCGAAGTGTGAACCCTTTGAAGTGTTTCGTTGCCAGAATTGCGTTCTTGATCGCGCCGATCGTGTATCGCTCTTCGCTGCCGTATAACGAATATGTGATGAGTTGCTTCATGGCCTTAGTTTGCGCTTGAGCAATTCGTAGGCTTCGCTCTCGATGTAGTTCTTGTAGGCGAGCGCGTCGAATGCGTATATTTCGGTTGCGTTGACTTCCTTGTATCCCTCATCCCATTCTGCTTTGCCTGCGATTGGGTGCATGTGCTCAACGATAACGTGATCAAGATAAGTCAGCGCTCCTAAATCCTGGCCGAGTTTCTTCCAGAAGTTATCAAGGTATAGATGCTTCATCTTTGGCGGAACCATTCCATCGAGCGCTTTGACGATGTCCGAGGTCATCGCGATCATGGTTGGAAGTCGTTCCTTCTGAAGCAGGTCGTTGCCGTAGGCCATCGACGGTCGCTTCTGCATCGCCTGGATAAGAAGTGCATCCCACCCGGCTGTGCGTGGGCGGTGGTCGTCGCCTAAGAAGGCGAAGTATTTATATTCGCCTTTCTTTGCGATTGCACTGGCTGCCTTGTTGATTGGGTAAGCCATTCCCCGGGTTTCGTTCTGAATTGTCATGCACTTGTCTGCGCCTACTTCGTATTCGTAGGCATCGTGCTCTGGATCATTCGCGTCGATAACGAAGAGAATGTCTGAATGTGTGGAGAGTTTGTCGTGCTCTGCCAATAGTTCGACTGCGTTGCGTGGGCGTCCTCTGGTTGGTACGAGGATAATCATTTCATTCATTTGTCGTCGCAATCTCGCCGGCGATGCTGGCGTAGGCCGCAAGATCGATAAATGAGTCCAGGGTTTCTGTTTCCATCAAACGTGCGATTTTAACTAGCGCCATGCATATGGCCACTTGCTGTGGAGTAATCTGGTGCTCGAGATATGTCGTCCATAAGTCTGCAATTCTGCAGTGGTTCGTTTTTGGATTGCCGTAGATGTTCTGGCGGTCTTTGGCTGTGAGTCGAGCTGCTTCTTGAAGAATTTCCCCCCGATTCATTTACTACTTTGCTCCGCGTCCGAACTCGATCGCCTTTGGATCTATGGCCTTCAAGATTGGGCCGGCGACTGCTGCGATTCCTGCTGCAAGGTATTCCTTGAGTGGGCGGTTTGGATCTGCAAGATAAAGAGCTGCGACGGCTGCTGCTCCTGCTCGCAGGTAAGTCATTGCAATTGCTTCGAGCTTCTTCTTATCCATTTGTGATCTCCTTAAATTTAGGGCGGCCAAATCCTACGATAAATACTGGCAACGATGGTTGAACCTTGCCGCGATTCTTCTTCTTGTATGCGCGTATCTTCTGGCAAACTTCGCCGCCGTTGCGCTGGTCGCCCTTCTTGTCAGGCGCTGTGTTGCCTTCAATTGTGGTTACTGTGCCGTTGCCGTTATTTGTGATCACGATTCCAACGTGTGAAATGCGATCGAGAGCATCTCCTGGGAAATCAAAGAAGACGATATCGCCTGGTTGCGGATCTGCTGCTTCTGCAAGTGTCCAGGCCTTCTTGTCCATGAATGCTGTTGCTCCTGCTGGCGTGTAGACGCAGTTTGGAATTGTGACGCCGGCTTGCTTTGCGCACCAATTTACGAACGCTCCGCACCATGCTTGCTTTGGCTTCTGATATTTCGTTTCGTTATCTGCTGGCCCTTCGATGTAGCCGAGTTCTGCTTTGGCTACTTCGAGAAACTTATCGAGTTGGTTCACTTGCTTCCCCTTCTTGCTGCTGCTTCGGTTTAGATTTTAGCCCATTGGCACTGAGTATTCCTGCAAGCGTGCCGGTCAGAAAGACGCACAATGTGGAAACTAGATCGATAAATGCGGCATCGTTTGGGGCCTGCGCCATCGGCTGCGTAATGAAAAGCAAGGCGTATAAAAGGCTGAAAACGGATCCGGCGAAAACAATCGCCAGGATAACGCCAATCGTTACGATCAGGCGTGCGTGAAGTTCTTCCGGGGTGAAACGCTTTCTAGCCATTCTGGGTATCCACTTCTGGGAGAAGGTCTTTCGTGCATTGGCCGATCGCTTCGCATCGCGGTGGCTG